ACTGGCGATATTCGTATGAAGAGTAAGAAGTTCTATGCTGAGTCAACATCAGATATGAACATCAATGCATTGGGTGTTGCAAATCTAACAGCCAATAAGAAGTTGAGTTTCAAAGGCGCGACTGCTGCGCTTCAAGGTGACGTTGTTGATATTCCAGCAGCACAAATCAATATGCAATCTGGTTCTGCTACATCAGCCTCTGGCACTGGTTTATCTGGTGGCGGTTCAGCACCATCTACCGAAGATGCATCAGAAGCAGCAAATACAAATGCCGCAACATCAACGTCCAAGGCAGTATCTGATGGACTTGAGGAAGTGACTGTAACAGGTAGAAAAATTGACACTAGTGGATCAGGGATTGGTAAAGCGCTGAGCGGCATTACATCGTCTCTCGGCAACACATTCAAAGATCTAGGTCAAATGGCAGACAAAGTTATTTCAGGATTTACTGATAAACTGCCACTTGGCGAATTGACTCAAAAGGTCGCTGACTTCGAAGTAAGTATCAATGAGAAGAAGGGAGAGATCTTGAATCTTCGAAATGACTTGAAGGATAATCTAATTGGTAAAATTGATATAGTTGCAGAGAAGTCTGCTGAGAAAAATATTGAATTCAATGTTGATCCAGATCTGAAGGCAGCAAGTAAAGTGAGAGAAGTCGTTACAACTATTGGTAAACGAATATTCCCGAAAACCGAAACTCTACAAGAAGTTCAAATTACTTCACAAAGAACCAGTTCTAATACTTCTGGTGGTTAGTGATGGCGATTAGTTTATCCATTCCATGTGAAGGTACGATGCTGCCGACCAAAGCAGCATTGACGAATCTATTTGTACAGATTGCTAATCTTCCATCTGTGCTGCAAGTAGAAATTGAAAGAATAACGAGAGAGGCGGCTTTACAGGTTGAAGATGAAGCACGAAGAAGGTTGCTTGAGCAGATTGAACCGATTGAAAGAACAATCAGTCAGGTTAGATCGATTATCAGTAGCATTGAGAAAATTCTAGGAAACTTTCCTGTTTCTGTATCGAATCCAGTCTACAAGGGCGTCAGTATTCCAGACAAAGAATGGGAAAGAAGAATCACTGCACTTTGCCAAGAGTTTCATCTATTCGTTCAAGCGAAGTTGATGGAACTCATCAATAATGTTCTACCGATTTCTTTCTCTATTCCAGTTCTTGGTATCTCTATCGATATCGTTCAGCTATTCTCGAACTCTGGATATAGAGCATCGCTGAAGGCTCAGATTGTCGAGCAGGTTGATTCACTATTCGGAATTCTTCCCGATGTTTATAGAGTTTACGATGGCGTGAAATACGGTGTCAACTCTAAAGCAATCAGAGCCGAGATTATATTTTCTTATGTTATGGCTAAACTACAAAACGGTGCGCTCTCGATTATTCATGGAGCGATCGGTGGTTTGATTAGTAAGTTCAAGACCATCTGGGATACATTAGGGCTACCAAGCCTTCCTGCTCTCTTGACTCTAGACGTCGGTGCGATCATTCAAGGGGCAATCGATTCTGAGGTTCAGAGACTACAGAACGCTCCAGCAGAATTGAAAAACGAGATTCGAAGAGCAATTATAAAGAAGATCGAAGGTATTTCGATTTTCGGATTTAGCCTTGCTTCTTTGATTGGAGGTGATATAAATGACTTTGTGATCAGTCTCGAAGAAAAGATCCACAGATATATCGAGGCTCTGCAAAACTTTGCAGAGCAGTGGCCAATGTATCTCCTAAAGAAATTTATGGCAAAAATCAATAAGTTTTTCAAACTGATCGGTTTAGGTGCTTTGTTTCAATGGTTCACTTTGGACTTCTGTAAATTCTTGAAGATCGTCGGATTGCCAACCTCTATATCCTTCGATGTCGGAGTTTCGCTTTCTGGTGTTACAACTACTACAAGCCTCGAAAATAACTACGTGGATCCATTCCCTGGAGTTGTTGGGGAGCTCCCCGATCCAGCATAAATAATCAATAACTACAGGTGCGCGAGTACATATGTCTCTTATTGCTAGAAAATATTCTGATTTTGATCTAGATTTCGGGGCTCATCCAGTCACGAAAGATGTGTCGAAAAAACTAAATGAGAATGCGATTGCCCAATCTATTCGTAATCTTCTTCTCACTTCTCATTATGAACGACCATTCAACCCAGATCTAGGATCAAATCTGAAAAAATTTCTATTTGAGCCTATGGATAACGTTACCACATCACTCATCCAAGAGTCTATTTTATTCACCCTTAGAAATTACGAACCCAGAGTTGATGTGCAACAAGTTACTGCAGTTCCGAATTTTGAAGATAACCGATACGATGTTACGATAAAATTCTTTATAAAAAATTCGCTAGAACCCCTCTCAATTACATTCTTCTTAGAAAGAGTACGCTAAATGGCAAACGTCGATGCAAAACTCAAAGTTGCTGAATTAGACTTTGATCGAATCAAAGAAAATCTTCGCTCATATCTAAGGTCTCAATCTGAATTTAGCGATTATAATTTCGAAGGTTCGGGTATGTCTGTTCTACTCGATCTTTTAGCATACAACACTCACTACATGGGTTACTATTTGAATATGGTAGCCAATGAAATGTTTATTGATACTGCATTGACTCGCAAATCTGTCGTGTCTCATGCTAAACTTTTAGGTTATACTCCACGCTCTCGTGTTGCAGCTCGCGCTGTTATTGATCTGACAATCACTCCAGTTGAAAACGACGCAAATAGTGCTGTGGTAATTCCAAGATTTACTCGTTTTGTTTCAGAAACTAAAGATGGAGTGAACTATGTTTTTGTTACACCATCTAGCCGCGTCGCCAGAAAAAATAATGAGACTGGTTTGATAACTGTCGAGAATTTAGAAATCAAAGAAGGTTTGCCAACAGGATTGACCTTCACTTACGATCAACAAACTAATCCACGCCAATACTTCGAACTTCCAGACACTAATATTGATACAACAACACTTCAAGTCTCGGTTCAGGTTTCTGCAGAAAACGCAAATCAAGAATCATATATTCTATCTCAAGACGCGACAGATGTAGATTCTGATGCTCTCGTATATTATCTTGAAGAAAATAAGAACGGAAAGTATCAGATTTATTTTGGTGATGGTGTAATTGGAAAAAAACTTACTAATGGAAACATTGTAGTTGTTTCATATATTGTTACTAATGGTACTGGTGCTAATGGTATCAGAAACTTCAAACTTTTAGATACAATTTTATCTAGAACAAATACAGCAATTACACTAGTCAATGAATCTTCTTCTGGAGCGCTTGCGGAAGATATTGAAGGGATTAGATTCACTGCGCCAAAAGCATATATTTCTCAAAATCGTGCTGTCACAAAGAACGATTATATCGCATTGATCAACCGCGATTATCCATACTTCGAAGCAGTCAATGTTTGGGGTGGAGAAGAAAATGTTCCACCAGTTTACGGTAAAGTGTTTTTCTCAGCCAAACCGCTCGGTGGCTATGAAATTACTGCTTCTGAGATTGAGAATGTCAAGAAAAACATCATCAAACCATTTAGCGTTCTTACTATAACACCAGAATATGTCCCAGCTGATTATAACTACGTCAATGTAAAGGCTGAGGTTTGGTACGACCCAACCAAGACAAATAAAACGCAAAGCGAAGTTGACGCTTCTGTTATTGCTGCAATTCGAAATTTTGCTAATCAAAACCTAAACAGTTTCAATTCTATCTTTAGAATTTCTCAGGTTTCGCGCGCAATTGATGATTGCGATAATTCTATCGTAAGTAATGATGTGTTTGTTTCTCTTGAAAAACGTTTCTTTGCAGACAGCACACGCGCTTTATCATATACTCTAAATTTCAATACTGAATTGTTACAAGGAACAAATGCAAATCATATCAAAGTGACACCATCATTCCAATACTTCGATACTGCTGGCGTTTTGAGAGACTGCTACATTGAAGAGGTTATTCAATCTTACACAGGTGTAGAATCAATTGAAGTTGTTTCTCCTGGTAATGGATATGTCACAACACCTCAAGTTGTAATTGAGGGTGATGGTAATGGTGCAACAGCAGAGGCTGTTATCGTAAACGGTCAGATTAGAAAAATTGTTGTAACTGATCCAGGTGCAAACTATACATCAGCTAGTGCAAGAATCGTTGACGGTGGTGGCGTCGGTGCTGAACTCAGAGTAAGCCTAGAAGGTCGCACTGGTCGTTTGAAGATCTATTATTATGACGATGTTTCTCCAGTAAAGAAAACTATCAATGACAACGTTGGAACAATTGACTATCTAACTGGACAAGTTACAATCAATAACTTCCAACCAGTCTCTGTTTCTGATCCATTTGGCACTATGGTCGTGCATGCAACTCCTTCGAAAAAAGTGTTTGCCTCTTCACAAAATAGAATTATAACGATGGACCTAACAGATCCTGCAAGTATCGCAACAATCATCAATCCAGTAGTAGACTAATCTATGGCTGTTTCTGAAAAAACATTATCAGCTCTTATTGAGACGCAGCTGCCTGATTTCATCAGAGCAGATCATCCGAAGTTCCAACGCTTCGTTGAGTTGTATTATAAATGGTTAGAAAATAATAATCCTTCGGGAATTTCTAACACTGCTGGTAACACTGTTTACCATGCTATGAACATTGATACCTATCGTGATATTGACGAAACGCCAGATGAGTTTATTCGTTATTTCAAACAAGAAATACTGCCATACTTCCCAGAGAATACTGCTCTCAGTACAGAAAAAATTCTCAAAAGCGCAAGAGAATACTATAGCAAAAAAGGTAGCGACGAATCACTCAAGTGGTTATTCAGAGCATTGTTTGCTGAAGACATTGAGATTCTATACCCTAAAGAAGAAATTCTCATTGCATCAGATGGCAAGTGGGCTAAACCAAAAGCATTCAGAATTACAGTCAGCGAAAGTAATAAAAGCGTCGACGTAAATCTACTTGAAAAACGTTTGATTGTTGGTACTGAATCAGGCGCCACTTGCGTGGTTGAATCAGCAAATAGAACTATCGATAAAACAAACGGAAAAGAGATTATTGAAATTTATGTTTCAAACGTAAAACAATATTTCAATAACGGCGAACGTATTCGTATTGATTATGTTGATGAATTTGGTGTCGAACGTGTATTTCTAGAAAGAATTATCGGTACAATTTCTAATATTCGTATTGATTCGAATATCAAAACAGATCCAACACAAAGACGTCGTGGTTTATATTATAATATCGGCGATCCAGTTGTAATGACTGGAGGTCTTGGTATTACAGGCGATGCGAATGATGCTGTTGCGATTGTTGGAAATGTTACGCTCGGTTCCATTGAATCAGTGACAACCAGATTCCCAGGATACGGATATCGCCTATACTCAAACACTGAGGTTATTGT